GGTTAAGCCGGGGCTTCCGGGTGGATGGGCAAACAGGCTGCGTAATGAGTTTGAACCAGTGTATTGGTTTACAAAAAATGGTGAAGTCGATGTAGTAGAGAGGTACGTTGAGGCCGGTCCTGGTGAGGAGTATAACTTGGTTGACGAGTACGGCCGAGTGTTTCATTTCAGCAAACAAGAGAAGATAACATTTTATCCCAAGGCTGTTGGCAAGGAATCGGATGGAATAATAAAGAGGTCGACGAGGAATAAATCAAAAACCGGGAATGTCGGCGTAAAAGGGATAAAAGCGAAAGGAATAGCGAGGCCGGGCAACGTTGTGAAGGTACACGTGAACAACGAATCGTGGAAACACCCTGCAATGTACCCGGTGGAGTTACCGGAGTTTTTCATCAAACTCACGACAGTAAGGGGAGAAAAAGTGATGGACCCATTTTTGGGGTCAGGTTCTACGTTAATGGCGGCTGAAAAGACGAAGAGGGTTTGTTACGGTATCGAATACATGCCCAAGTATGTGGATATTGTGTTGGCAAGGTGGGAGAAAGCAACGGGACAGAAGGCGGTGAGGTTGAGTGGAGATTAGGAAGATACCTGTTAAACAGATAAACCCTGCAACACTAGAGCGGAAGTTGCCGCAATGCTTTCGAGGTTATACGATGCGATTAAAAACGGTAAATAGAGGCTGTAACGAGTGGATGCAATGACTGAGTTAATTTATAGAAAGTGTATCCATGATGGATGTAAACTATAATTATAATGTGGTAAACATGTTTTATGACATGATAGCTAATGAATACGATCATATGTATGATAAAGAAGAGTTCTTGAAAGAAGACTTAACACTTTCGGAACTCTTAACACCCATTATAGGCGATGGATCAGTTTTAGATATAGGATGTGGAATAGGGCACTTATTAGAATTATTACAAATAAATTCAGAAAGGTATTTAGGGATTGATCCTAGCGAAGAAATGATTGTTAACGCTAAAAAGAAATTCCCGAAGTATGAATTTAAGTGTGGGTCAGTGCTAGACATTAGCCAAAAATACGATACGGTTGTGGCAATATACGGGGTGGCATCATATATGAGTTTAGAAGAAATACTCAAAGCTGTTGAGTTAGCAAATAATCATTTCTTTTTGATGTTTTACAAAGATGGATACGTACCGCACTGCTACCGAGTTAAAGGGTGCGATCACTTAGTTAACTTTTGGAAGTCATATCCAGAGACGGTTGCTCCGATACTTCATGCAAAACGTATGCAGTTTACGAGTTATGAAGTGGTGACCAACGATGAAGATATATAAAAATACTAACGTGTTTGAGGAGGCCTTAAACCGTATAAGGTTTATTTTTGATGAGTTCCCAAACGTTATTGTTTCGGTTAGTGGAGGTAAAGACAGCACTGTTGTATTTAATCTATCGATGATGGTTGCTAAAGAAAAAGGAAGGTTACCGTTAAAGGTGGCATTCATAGATCAAGAAGCTGAATGGAAGGCTACAATCGACCAGATTAAGTTAATTATGTATAACAAGGATGTTGAACCGAGATGGTATCAGATACCGTTTCGTATATTCAATGCTACTTCAAAGACAGACCATTGGCTTAAGTGCTGGGATCCTGAGCATGAAGATGAATGGATGCGACCAAAAGACCCTATAGCAATAAAAGAAAACATTTACGGAACTGATAGATTTAAGGCGCTGTTTGGTGAAATCTTAAGAGTTGAATATCCTAATGAACCAGCAGCTTATATCGGAGGCGTTAGAACTGAAGAATCTCCACGAAGATTTATGGGAATGACGCAAGGAGTAACGTATAAGTGGGTTACTTGGGGCAAAATAAATGATAGAAAACGAAACCATTATACATTCTACCCGATATACGACTGGTCATATATAGATGTGTGGAAAGCGATACACGAAAACGGATGGTCTTATAACAAGATTTACGATTATCAATTCGCATACGGAGTACCTATACAAAACATGCGTGTATCTAACTTGCATCACGAAACCGCAGTTAATAGTTTATTCTATCTTCAAGAGGTTGAGCCTGATACGTATGAAAAACTAACGCAGCGCATTAAAGGTATTGATATGGCAGGTAAATTAGGTCAGAAAGATTATTTTGTTCATAAGCTTCCTTTCATGTTTACATCATGGAAGGAGTATCGAGACTATTTACTTGAACATCTTTTGGAAAACGATGAGTGGAAGAACCACTTTAGAAAAGAATTCAATAGAGTAGATAAGAGATGGGGTAAATTATGGGGTGATGGTCTTTATAAAGCTGAAGTGCAATCGATATTAACAAATGATTTTGAGTTCACTAAATTATACAATTTCATTAGGAGGTATGACCATGCTCGAAGATCACCCAGTTAACAATGTTAAATGGGTTCCGATTGAAAAGGTAAAAGCTAACAATTATAACCCTAATGCTGTTGCAAAGAATGAAATGTATCTCTTATATAAGTCAATAAAGCATGATGGTTACACGCAGCCAGTAGTTACGATGTATGATGAAGAGAACGATCAATATGTTATCGTTGATGGTTTCCATCGGTACTTAGTAATGCTTAAATACGATGATATACGTGAGTCAACTGGTGGTTTGCTTCCTGTAGTGGTTATAAATAAACCTATTAACGACCTTATGGCTTCCACTATCAGACATAATAGAGCTAGAGGTAAACATTCTGTGCAAGGCATGGCTCATATCGTTTTCGAAATGTTAGATAATGGATGGACGGATGCACATATATGTGAAGAGCTTGGCATGGAGCCTGATGAACTCATTAGACTTAAATACATAACTGGTTGGGCTAAACTGTTTGAGGATGTGGAATATCAAAAAGCTTGGGAGACAAAAAGACAAATACAGATAAGGAAGGAGTGGGAAAAAGAACATGGAAGTGAAGGAAATACCGCTGAGCGAGATAAAACCGTATTGGAGAAATCCAAGAAAGATTAGCGATGAAGCTGTAGATGCAGTTGCTGAGTCAATTAAACGTTATGGCTTTAACGTTCCAATTGTAGTTGATACGAAGAATGTTATCATTTCGGGACACACAAGATATAAAGCATTAATGAAGTTGGGTTATGATACAGCTACATGTGTTGTTGTAGATTTACCACCAGAGAAAGCGAAAGAGTATAGACTTGTTGACAATAAAACAAATGAGTTAACAGAATGGGATTGGGATAAACTATCTATTGAATTAAGAGAGCTGGAGGAACAAGATATTAAAATATTCTTCCCTGACTTAGATGAGTTAATAGGCGATTCCGTTGGTTTAGGCCATGTGGTCATAGAGGATGAGAAAGTATACTCACAAGCCGAAGCTAATGAGGAAATGTTTAAGGATAGAAGTGAGGAAAGAGAAGAGAGTTTAACTGAAGTTGTATGTCCGTATTGTGGAGAAACATTTTATATCAATAAGAAAGATATAAAATAAAGGGTGATAGTATGGATTATGAAGGATTTATCAAGTTTATTAATAGCAGAAAATGGATATTCGCCAAAACTATGCCGAAAAACCCGCATGAGTATACTTTACGCAAGGGAGTGGATGACAAAGAGTTTGTGGAAGCAGTAATCTTTATACGACAAAATGGATATCAAGACCGTTTCTATAGAAAGTTTTATACGTGTTTTAATGCTGAAGGATATAAATATTGGACAATGGGAGACCCTTTAGATCAAACTATACTTATTAATAGAGCAAAGTTAAAGGGGAAAACGGTGTGATAAGGTATGTCTGAATTATGGGATAGACAACCAGGCGAAAGCGCAAAGGCATACGCTGCATTCTGTGCTTATCGTGATTTAGGAGCTGAACGTTCACTTGAAAAGGTTAGACACCTATTAGATAAACCAAGGACGAAAAAGTGGTTAGGAGTATGGAGCGCTAAGTATAATTGGGTAGAACGAGCAAAAGCTTATGATGATTATATTGAGAAAAAGAAACGAGCAGAGAAAGAGAAAGCTATTATGGAGATGGTGGAAAGGCACGCTAAGCTTGCTATGGCTTTTGAACAGCGTGTTGCTCAGCGGTTACAAAGCGTTGACCCAGAGGAACTTACACCTAACGATTTAGCAAGATGGCTGGAAATAGCAACGAGGCTTGAGCGGTTAAGTAGAGGAGAGCCGACTGAGATAGGGAAGCAGGAGGTAACACTTCCTGCAGTGGTGGAGGTAGTGCTTGACGATGGCGACGATTCAGAGGATAAAGCTACATAAAGGACAAACAAGAGCATGGAAAAGCAACGCTAAGATTGTTGCTATGATATCAGGGACTGGAAGCGGTAAAACTTTTATGGGGGCTTTATGGCTATACCGAGAAATACAGAAATATCCGAAAGATGCATTCTTAGTAGTATCTCCGACTTATTTAATGTTTGATCGTGTAGTGTTACCTATGGCTAAGGGATTATTAGATGAACTTACACATGGTGTATATCGTGCAGTGGAAAAAACATATATATTACCGACTGGCGGAAAGGTGTTTTTCGGTAGCGCAGACAATCCGTTAACGTTAGAAGGCGTTCACGTTAGAGCTGCTTGGATGGATGAAGCTGGACAGATGAAGCGTGAAGCATGGGATGTTGTGCTTAGAAGAACTGGATTTTATGGTGGTAGAGTATTAATAACTACTACTCCGTATAACTTGGGATGGTTAAAAACAGAAGTGTTTGATAGATGGAAGGCTGGGGATAAAGATTACGATGTAATACAATTCCCAAGCATACAAAACCCTTATTACCCAAAAGAAGAGTTTGAAAGAGCTAAGGCAACATTACCAGCATGGAAATTTAAGATGTTTTACTTAGGCGAGTTTGCTAAGCCAGAAGGATTGGTTTATGACGATTTCGATACAGCAAGACATGTAATTGAGCCATTTGAGATACCAAAGGACTGGCGTAGAATTGTTGGTGTTGACTTTGGATATAATAACCCGACCGCAGCTGTATGGATAGCCATAAGTCCAGACGATGTAATGTATGTTTACAAGGAATATTATGAACGTAATAAGATACCGCAGGAAACTGGATCGGATATTGTAAGGCTATCTGAAGGAGAATACATTAGTGCATTATTCTGCGATCCATCATACCCCGCAGCCATTGAAGAATACCGCAGACTTGGCTTGCCAGCAGTTAGTGCAAGGACAGAGGTAAAGGAAGGAATAGAAGATGTCATCGGTAGATTTAAGACGGACAGATTATTTGTGTTTAGGGGATTAACGAACTTTTTAGATGAAATCGAAAACTATAGGTGGAAGGTACATAACGACAGCATACAAGATGAACCTGTTAAAGAATACGACCATCTAATGGACGCATTAAGATATGCTATCGCTTCATACACAAAGATAGGTATGGTACAATTGTGGTAAGTGCCGTAACGGGGGAAAGGGGGTAAATAGTTGGGTTTAATTGATGGGATAAAAAACTTCGGCAAAGCTGCTTCTTCATTCCTTTTCGGTAATGCTCAAGAAGAAGTGCATGGCTTATTTGTAGGCTTATATCCAAGCACAAGCGGTGAACCACCAAGGCGTGGAACGAAGGAGCTTTTAGAAGCGTATAATACAATGCCATGGCTACGTGCTGTAGTTAACAAGGTTAGCCGAAGTGTAGCATCTACAGGATGGCATTTATATGTGGCATCGAATAATGGAAAAGCATTTAAGGCTGCTAACATTCAGTATGCAAGTTTCGAAGCTCGTAAGCAATACTTAAAGCAGCAAGAAGTGGTAAAAGAGGTTGTCAATCATCCACTTTTAGATTTACTTAATTCAGGCAATTCTTTTATGACTGGAATGATTGTGCGACAGATAATGCAGATTTATTTGGATTTAACTGGGGAAGTGTTTATGTTAATGGAACGCAATAATGCTGGTATACCTATAGCTATGTGGCCTATACCACCAAACTGGGTTGTAGATACTCCTACTCCAAGTAATCCAATGTATCGTGTTTCGTATCAAAGTTTTAATACCGAAATTCCTGAAACTGAAATATTATGGATTGTAGACCCTGACCCCGTTAATCCGTTTGGTAGAGGTAGCGGTATGGCAAAAGCGTTAGCGGATGAACTTGAAACGGATGAATACGCAGCTAAGCATACTAAGGCGTGGTTTTATAACAGAGCAAGACCCGATGTGATTGTAAGCGCTGATGGTTTAACTCCAGAAGATACAAAGCGATTAGAACAAGACTGGATAAATAAAAACCAAGGCTTTTGGCGTGTTTATAAACCTTATTTTCTTAGTAAGAAGGTGGAGGTGCAGACGCTTAATCAGACATTTGAAAACATGCAGCTTGTTGAATTAAGGAAGTATGAAAGGGATACGATTATACATGTATACGGTGTACCTCCAGAAATATTAGGCATCGTTGAATCTTCAAACCGAGCCACAATAGAAGCAAGCGATTATTTATATTCTAGGTGGGTTATACAGCCGAGGCTAGAGCTGTTACGCAGCTATCTACAAGAAAAATTAGTACCAGAGTTTGATGATCGTTTAATTCTTGAATACGATAATCCAATACCTGAAGATAAGGAATATGCTTTACGAGTAGCGCAAGCATCACCTTGGAGCTTAACCGTTGATGAATGGCGACAAATGGGTGGACGAAGCAAGTTGGAAGATGGAAAGGGTGAAGTATACCCAATGCCGTATAATATCTATTTTGCATCAGGTTTCGGAGCTATGCCAGTGCAAGAAGAAGAAACACAGCCGAAAAGCGTTAACAAGACTAAGAAGGTATTTGTAAGCGACGAAGGTGAATTCATAAGGCGAATTATAGAGAGTATCGGAGAAGCCATTTTGAAATATCATTTAGCACCAGTATATGAAAATATCGTGGAGGATTTTGGCGAGCGTACTGTTTTGACTATTGGAGCTAAGACACAGTTTGATGTAGCTGTCCCTAGAGTAATACATTTTCTCAATACTGAAGCAGGAAAGTATATTACCATTATCAATGAAGCCACCAGAGAAGAGATAAGGAAACAGCTTGCTGAAGGTGTAGAGGCTGGAGAGAGTATCGATCACTTAGCCGAACGCATTAATTCTGTTTTTGATATGGCTCAAACAAGACGCAGCGTTGTGATAGCAAGAACTGAAACAATAAGGGCTTCTAACTTTGGCTCTTTTGAAGGCATGAAGCAAAGCGACGTAGAGGAGAAGGAATGGCTAGCTACCCGAGATGACAGAACACGGGATGAGCATGCAGAAATGGACGGACAGATACAGCCGATTGATAAGCCTTTCATATCACCAAGTGGCGAAGAGGCAATGTATCCTGGAGACTTTGGAGTGCCTGAGCTAGACATTAATTGTAGATGCACT